GGGAGCGCACCCCTTCAAGCGTTTGCCCTGGTCACCGCCCACTTTCGGCCGCATCGTCACGGTGGACATAATCCAAGGTCTGAACAAGATTATTCTGCCCATGCTCTCAAACCTCGTACCTAAGTCTTGGCTTGTAAATGGTAGCTGGGAAGATAGCTACGACAAAGAGCTTAGGACCTTGACTTTTCAAAACGGTTCCTTCTGCGAAATCCTGACTTACGAACAAGACTTGGAAAAATTCGCGGGGACTAGCAGGCACTGGACTTGGTTTGATGAAGAGCCACCCAAAGACATTTTCACAGAATGCCAGCTTCGACTTCTAGACACCACAGGTCACTGGTGGGTCACAATGACCCCTGTAGAGGGAATGACGTGGACGTATGATGAGATTTATTCACAATTCGGTCTAGATCCTTACCTGCTTGTAATTGAAGTGGATATGGATGATAACCCTTACCTTACAGAAGAAGGGAAGCATTTAGCTCTCAGTGGTCTATCACAAGAAGATTTGGATGCTCGCCAGCATGGTAGATACATATCTGTTGGTGGTTTGGTGTACCCTGAGTTTGATCCAGAGAAACACGTTATAGATCCAATTTCTACGCCTCCTGGCTGGATGAGATTCGATTGTATGGATCATGGTATCCGTAACCCTACTGCTTGGCTCTTCTGTTGTGTGGATCATGAAGGAAGAGTCATTGTTATGGATGAGCATTACGAATCGGGTAGAATTGTATCTCATCACGCTAAGGTTGTGAAGGAGAAAGATGCCGAGTTTGGTGATCCGGCTTATAGGGTGGGTGATCCTTCTATTCGTAACACTGATCCTATTACTGGAACTTCCGTACAACTGGAATACATTTACAATGACGTACCTATTATACTTGGTAATAACGATATTTCTGCTGGTATTACTCGTTTTAAGACTCGACTCCTGGGGAATGCTCTAGTTGGCCCGGAACTCTACATAACTAGGAACTGTGATCGCCTAATTTGGGAACTTAGGAAATACCGCTGGGGTAAATGGGCCCACAAGAAAATGAATCAGGACAGAAATCAAAAGGAAGAGCCAGTCAAGAAAGACGATCATGCGGTTGACGCTCTGCGGTATGGTCTTGCTAGTAGGCCAGAGAACGACGACGGCCTAGAAATGCCTGACCTGTCCACGCTCCCTCTGGGAGCTACGGATTCAGTCGATCCAACAAAGCCTTACACAGATAAGGAACTGGTTAGGCTAGGTGCAAAATTCCAAGATTACCATCTAGGAGAAGAGTATTAATGTCTGATACGGAAGTTGAAACTGAAGAAGAAACGGAAGAAGAATTTGCTGGAGGATCTTTCAAGATCAAGGTCAATGGCGAAGTTGCCTATGAAATGGACGTTGATCCTCGTTTGGTTACCCAGGTGAAGCTTCGTTCTGCTCAGGGAGAAGCTGGAGTTGCTGGTTCTCCTTTCTCTGGTGAAGGTAATGATTGGGTAGAACTTGTTGTTGTTCTTCAACAGCCAACCGCGCTTCCTGTTGTGGAAGATGATGCTCGTCTTGCTGCTCAGGAAGAAGGTCCAGAGGAAGTTTTGACCTACAACGAAATCGCTCAGCGTTCAGAAGAAGAAGCTGAATTGACCGCAGAAGGTGCGGCTGCTAACGGTGAAGAAACAGAGGAAGATGCTGAGACTGAAGAAGAGTCTCCTGCTCCTGAAGTTTCTCTCAACACCTGATGTTTCAGTTAGTCGATGAACTTCTGGCTCTGCCTGGTTCTTGCTATTTGTGTGGTTCTGGCGACAAACCCCCGTACATAGATTGGGGAGTAAGTATAGAGTTCCACGGAGCACTATATACTTGCTCAGAATGTACGGGGGCTGTTGCCGCACTTCTTGGTTGGGTTCCACAAGAAGTTCATAGCAAGGTTCTTAGAATTAATGATGAACTTATGGCTAGGAATCTCGATCTAGAGATTGACAACCGTGAGTTCAAGCAGGCTATTGAACACATTGGCAATGTCGGAATTAAGGTTGAGGTAAATGAGTCCGTACTTAGCCACGATATTCAGCCTCCTGGCTCTGTTGCTGATATTGACGTTGATATTCTGGCAGACGATCAGGACGTTGATGAGTCAACACGAGAAGCAGATGAACTCTTGGATTTTGGAAAGAGAACGTCTGATGAACCGGGTGATGACGAAAGAGTGGACGAGCTACGCTCAAATGAGTCAGGCCCTAAGTTCAAACTCAACCTCTGAGATTGTTACAGAGGGAATGAATGATGAAGAGGAACTCCGTCGTTGGAAACTGATGCATGAAAATCAAGGAATCGGAGAAGTCCTAAGTGGCGACGACCTTAGAAACGAGTTCAACGAACTCGGCTTATTCGGAACCCAATAGCGGTATGCCGAATACGGGCCTCGCCAGTATCCGAGGCTCGTCAAGTAACAAGAAACTCTTGGACTACGCGAACGAGTGTTTTCGTAAGGACAAGGAATACCGTCAGCAGTTTGAGAACCAGTGGTACATGAATCTTGCCTTCTACTTTGGTAAGCAATATCTTCAATGGATTGCTAGTCAAGGTATGGTTGCAAGAATGTATGAACCTCCTGCGCCTCCGTGGAGGGTTCGCCTTGTATCTAATAAGGTACGAGTCATGATTCGTAAGGAAATGGCGAAGCTCACTAAGGAAATGCCAATGGGCTTCGTAGTTCCTCAGTCATCAGACGACGAAGATATTCTCGCTGCACAAGCAGGAGATAATCTAGCTGAGTTCTTCTGGAGAGAACAAGAACTTATGAAGCACGTTCGTCGTGCTGTGTTCTGGATGAGTTTGTGTGGAACGGGGTTCATTAAGGATGGTTACGATCAGAACGCTCGTTTTGACGCTGTTCAAAAGGGTGATGTTTTTCTGGATCGAGTTTCTCCTTTTCACATTTTTGTACCTGATGTTCAAGAGGAAGAACTGGAAAATCAGCCACACGTAATTCATGCAGCTACAAAGAGTCCTGATGCTGTTGAGCGTATGTATAATAAGAAGGTTCGTCCAGACGCTAACGGTACAGACATGGTTGAGGATAAGTTCCTGAGTGCTATTGGTATTAAGCAATCTAGTGCTAAGACTCAGGTGTATGTCCGAGAAATGTGGCTTAAGCCTTGCAGTATGCTTAAGAATGGTGGAGTGATATGCTTCACCCAGGATGAGATTCTAAAGGTTATTGACGGATGGCCTTACCATCATGGTCAGTACCCGTACTCTAAGTTTGACCTCATGCCAACTGGACGTTTTTATTCGGAATCCTCTATGGTGGACTTAATTCCACTACAGAAGGAGTATAATAGAACGCGGTCCCAACTTGTTGAAGCGAAGAACAGAATGGCCAAACCACAACTTCTCGCTCCAAGAGGAAGTGTTGACCCGAATAAGATCACTTCGGAACCGGGACTTGTTATTCAGTATACTCCTGGCTTTCAGCCTCCTACTCCCCTTAGTCTTACTGCTATGCCTCAGTATGTTCTGGAAGAACTAAACAGGACATACTCCGATATGGAGGATATTTCTAGCCAACACGCAATTTCTCGTGGAGGTACTCCTGCCGGTGTCCACGCAGCCACAGCAATCTCCTACTTGCAAGAACAAGACGACTCCGTACTGGCTGCGTCAATTTCTAGTATCGAGGGTGGAGTTGAGAGGATTACAAGACACTTCCTTTCTTACGTCTCTCAATTCTGGGATTCCGAACGACAAATTCAGGTTGCCGGAGAAAACGGCGCCTACGAAATGTTCCAGCTTGACAAGAACTCCCTCAATGCCAACACGAACTACACTGTTCAGGCTGGTTCAGCTACACCTAAATCGCTAGCAGCGAAGCAAGCATTCATTATGGAGCTTTTCAAGATGGGTTTGGTCCCTCCTGAGAAGGCTCTAAGGTACTTGCAGATGAGTGAGACTGGAAAGATGTATGAAGAACTCCAGATTAACGCTCGTCAGGCGCAGCGTGAGAACGTTAAAATGTCTCAGGGCGAACCGAATGTTACGGTGAATACTTGGGACGATCATGCTTCTCATATCATTGAGCATGATAATTACAGGAAGCGGCAGAGTTATGAAATGCTGCCTCCTGAGATTCAACAAGTATTTGAGCAACATGTTAAGGGCCATAAAGCTTTTGTTCTAACTCACAAGGGTTTTCCACAGGAGATTGTGGATCAAGCTATGGCTGATCCCTCAGGAATGGCTCTGGATCGCTTGCTTTACATGCCATCCCCTGCAATGATGATGGGCGGGCCGGGAGGACCACCACCCCCCGGTGGTGCCCCTATTAATAAACCTCCCGGCCTTAAACAAAAGCCAGGACCAAGTTCAGGAACTCCACTACAGGGGAATTCTCCGGGTTCTGCACAACAAGTAGGATTAAGTTCTCCTAAACCGGGGCCACCGTAAAATGCCTTGGACAGCAGAAGAATTCAAAAGTAAGCATAACAAGAAGCTTAGTCCAGCTAAGGCTGCTCATGCCGCCAAAGTGGCAAACGCAGTTCTAAAGCAAACAGGGGACGATGCTAAGGCCATAAGAATTGCAAACGCCGCTGGACGGAGACTTAGAAAGGGTAAGAAGTAATGGCACGAGCGCAAGTTGGAAACATTCATGGATATGCTGCCGTGGGAAACTCTGGCTTCCTGGGAAATATCTCGGCTGACGGGACAAACACGGTAACGATTGACGATACCTTTGGGGTTCCTGTAGGAGCAAACATTGATATTGTTAACAAGAACACAGGAACTGTTCTAGCTTCTAATCGTCAAGTTCAAGGTCTAACTAGTGCGGGGGTACTAACTTATAGTGGGGCGGACGCCACTGCAATTCCGGGGACTCATATTGTTGTGCTTACTGGCACGACTACTGGTTCAGGCTACAGTAATCTTAATGGTGGCTCTACTCCTGGGGAAGCTTTTACTATGGGTGGAGAAGGAATGACTATTGATCGTGCGAGAGCACGGTTGAAGGCTTATAACGGTACAACTTATTCTGATACTGAATTGGATAAGTTGACCTACAATGACATGAAGTACGCTCTTCGCCTTATTGAAGCTCCTGGGTCGGTGACCTGATGGCAAGTTTCAATTTCAAGAAAGCGGCTAAGCGTAGACTTGACAAGGCTCTCCCGACTAATTCAGGAGAGAAGAAGAATAAGAGTGCAGCTACCTTTAAGAACCCTGGCAATAAGGCTGGAAAGGGAATGGGTCAGCAAGTAGCTTCTGCTGCTCAGGTAGGTGCTCCTAGTCCAGATGCTGGTAATGAAGGTGGAGCTAACTTCATTCAGGCTCTTATGTCAGCTTCTCCAAAGAAGCCAAAGACCCGAGTTCAGCCTGCTGCCTCCCGTAAGATTC